GTGCTTTTTCTGAAGGGTTTAATACATTTGACACCTTCCAGGATGGTTGGGCATCTGATGCATTCAGTGCAGGTGCTGAATGGGGTGACGGTGTAGCAGGTAAAGTTTCAGACTTCTTTGGTGGTCTTGATGTAGGCGGTGCAATGAATGACCTGCTTGGTGGCGGTTATGATATGACAGGATATGACGGAAGTCAGATTCCTTCCAATATTGCTGACACAGCAGGCAACACTGCAAGGACAGCAGACAGTTTGGAAATCACAGATGAAAACCTTGAATACCTTCGTGACATTGCTGAAAGGGATGTCATCAACAGATTCACCACTGCTGAAATTCATGTGGACTTTGGTGGTGTGACCAACAATGTTTCTTCTGACATGGACTTGGATGGTGTTGTGGACTATATTGCAAATGGTGTTCAGGAAGCAATGGAAGTTGCAGCAGAAGGTGTTCATGTGTGATTAGTCACAGGATAGTGACAAAATCAGCATAAAACCATTGAAAAATAAACGATTCCCACACATATCATAATAAAAGCAGACCCTTGATGATGGTTTCAGACTGTTGTCAGGGGTCTGTTGCTATGTTCAGAAACCTTCCAGGAACGCACACAGGCGGTCAGATTTGGCTTGAAACCGCTTCAGGGTGTATTTATACCACTTGCACCTGAAAAAAGCACTGGTGGTCAAATTTGATGGGTTGTGGTACAATGCAAACAAGGAAGGTGGTGATTGCTTTGGATGAAAAATTGAAGGAATATGCTGAAAGGTTCGGTCAGAACTTCCCTGTTTTCTTCTTCAGAAACAAGTCTGAAGCAGAAATCACTGCACTGGTGGAAGGATGTTTGAAAGAAAACAGACCATTCCAGGTCACTGAAGGTGGTAATGTGGATGTCTGAAGAACTTGAAAAAGCACTGGAACTGTATGAACAGACCTTTGATGATTCTTTCCCAACCATCCCCTTCATGGGAACTGAAGAAAAAGAAGTCATCAGAATCATTCAGGAATGTGTGGATGCAAAGAAAGATGTTTATGACATGAATCATCTTTCCCTTGATACAGTCTATTGAAAAGCACTTTGGCAGTGGTCAGGGTGCTTTTTATATTACAAGTTCATTGGTTCACTTTGTTCAACCTTTTATAATGGATGGTGCTGCTTTTGCAGACAAATTTCAAAGAAAGAAGGTTGTTCAAATGAGAAAACGAACCAAGACAAGAATCAAGAAAACAGTTGTGACAGTGATGCTGCTTCTTGCAGTTGTCATTGTCCAGGTTGCAGAAGGTTTTGCACTGAATGCACATGCAGCTTCAGAACCATCAGTGGTGGTCAATGACTTCCCTGGTCTTTATGAAGCGATTATTCAGGCAAGGGATGGTGACATCATTGGAATCGGTGATGTCATCAGCATTAGTGCAAGCAATGTGACTGTTGGTGACCCTGAAAAGCACATCACCATTGTCAGGATGAATGAAGTTGCATTCCTGGATATTGCATCAAACCAAGCAACCATTCAGAATATCACCTTTGATGGAAATGGAATTGCAGGAATGTACCCAATGTGTGTTGCAAATTATAACACAGACTTCCTGAATGACACCTTCCAAAACTGCATCAATAATACTTTTGATGGAAATGGTGGTGCTGTCAAAGGAATAACAGGAAATATCAGTCTGAATGGATGCATTTTCACCAACAATGAAGCAGTAAATGGTGGTCATGCATATATCATGAATGATACTAACCTGACCATTCAGGACTGCACCTTCACAGGTGGTCATGCTTCCGCTGATGGTGGTGGACTGTACATTCAGACATCAAAGCAGAATACCATCAGCAACAGCACCTTGACAGGGAACACTGCTGACAGAATCGGTGGTGGAATCCTGAACCAAAGTGCATTGACCATCACTGATTCCAAGGTGTATTCAAACACTGCTGCAATTGGTGGTGCTGACATTGCAAATAGAAACGGATTCAATTTGATGGTGGAACATGACATGGATGCACTTGCACCACTGTTTGAAGACCTGAACCTGCTTCCTGTTGAATGGGTGAATGATTTTGATGCTGAAGCAGGTGTGACCATTGATGGTTTTGAACCAACAGTTGAAAACACCTTCCTGAAACTATCCCTGGAAGCAATCAGCACTGATGACCCTGAAGAACCAGGTGAAGACCCTGTTGACCCTGGTGAAGGTGGAAACACTGGTGGTGAATCAGGTGGTCAGGAAGAACCAGGAACAGGTGAAGGTGGTTCTGAAGGTGAAACAGGCGGTGAATCTTCAGGAACTGGTGAAAACACAGGTGATGGAACAGAAACACCTGGTGACGATTCAGGAAGCGGTCAAGGCGGTTCTGATGATTCAGGACAGGGTGATTCATCTGAAGGTCAAGGAACAGACCCTGGAAGCACTGAAGGTGGAAATGACAGCACCACAGACCCCACAGACCCCACAGAAGACCCTGGAAGCGGTTCTTCTGATGAAGGGTCAGACAGTACACCTTCAGATTCAGAAAGCGGTCAGGGGTCATCTGATACACCTGGAACAGGAACTGAAGCAGGTGATGGAAGTGGTCAAGCATCTGATGCAAGTGGAAACACCACAACAGACAATTCTTCAGTGACAGGTGACACAAGCACAATCACTGACAGCAACAATTCAACCAATACCACTGACAGTCATGACAATACTTCTGCTGACAGTCATGATTCAAGCACACATTCAGACAGTCATGACAGCACCACAAACAATGACAATCATGCTTCAGACAGTTCCAGGACAGACAATTCAAGGTCATCCACAACCAATGATTCACACAACAGTTCAGTGACCAACAACTATTATACTTCAGAAAACCCTTCTGCACCTTCATCACAGACACAACAGGTTGCATCCAGTCAACCGCCACAGGTGACAGTGGTCAACAACATTCCTTCTGCTGAAGTTCAGCGGTCTTCAGTTGAACAAGAACAACCACAGCAGAACCAGGTGCAACAGTCCACAGATAACATCAGGATTGAAGCTAATGGTGTGAATGTGGTCTATGAAGTGATTGATGGTGTCCATTCCATCAGCATCAATTCAACCAGTCAGGATGCATCTGCACCTGTCCTTCAGCAGCTTGCAACAGAATCTGCATCTGAAAAGCAGGTGGTGAACTGGTATGAAATAGCAAAGGTCATTCTGCTTGCAGGAATTCTGATGAATCTGATATGGAAGCGGAAAGAAAAAGATTGAATTTTACAAAACACCTTGCTATAATTTAAGTTGTGCAATTCTTGCAGATTCAGGAATGGAAAAGCAAGTGAAGACCCCTTCAGAAGTTCATCCTGAAGGGGTCTTTTATAAGTCATAAATTTGTCACTATCTTGTCACTAACCAAGGCATTTTTCAGGGGTCTTGAAGCAGTGAACAGTTCACAGAACCCTTGAAAATACAGTGTTTTGGGGAATGTGAAATTGAACTTTTTTATGAAATAATAAAACAACAATTCGTGCAAATGGCTTGAAATCAAGGTTTTTCAGAAATCTTGTCACTAACCTGTCACTGGTTCACTTTTAAGAAAGGGTGCTGAACTTCATCAGCACCCTTCATTCTTTTCAGCGGTTTATGAAGCAATTTTGACCACCTTCTTCTTGTCCTTCTTTGCAGAAGGTCTGTCCAAAAGTTCAATTGCAGTCTTCAGTTCTTCCAATGTTTTGTGATTGTACACCCTGTTTCCAACATCCTTTGAAACATGACCCATCATCAGGTCAATGCACTTCCTGTTTGCACCTTTGGAATCCAGGATGGATTCAAATGTGTGTCTGCATTCATGCGGTGTCTTTTCAATCTTCAGATAGTCAGTCAGCTTCTTCCAATAATCTCTGTATGTGGTCTGATTCAGCTTCTTTCCATCCTTGCAAAGCAGGTATTCATTGCCCTGGTCAATCCTTGTCTTGACAATATCCTGAATCAGGGAATGGACTGGAACAAGTCTGTCCTTTCCTGCTTTGGTCTTTGTTCCACCTTTGAAAGTCCATTGAACAGTATCAATGTTGCAGGTCTTCATGTCAAGCAGTTCTGAAATTCTGAATCCTGAATAAAGGAAAATCAGGATGGTGTCCACCCATTCCACAGGAAGGTCACCAAAGTCCTTTCCTGCTTTGTATTCTTCATACAGATTCCACACTGCAAGAATTTCTTCATCACTGAACCTGTCACGATTGGTTGCAGGTATTGGGTCAGATGTCAGCATGTCAGCATACTTCTTTGCAGACACATCCAGTTCAATTGCAAAGTTGTCCAGGTGTCGCCACAGGTTCTTGATTGCACCTTGTGTTGAATAGCTGCATCCACAGAAGTCAATGGTTTCCTGCATGTGATAGGTTCTAATTTCCTTGTATCGCATGGTGGACAGTTTCTGAATGTGCTTATATGCAGACTTCAGTGAAGATTGGTTGGACTTTCCCAACCTTGGAAGTTTCTTTTCCACCCACAAGTCATATAATTCTTGCAGTGTTATCTTTGCCCTGTCAACATCCCAGGGATTGAAATTGAAGTTTGCAAGAAGGATGTTCCCTTCTTCCCTGGTGGCACAATAACCGATTGTTTCATATACTGGATGACCTTTTTCATTCCATCCGATTGTTTTTCTGACCCAGTAGGGTTTCCTTCTGTTGCCTGATAACTTGACAACAGACCCATAACCATTAGGGTTTTTCATGGTTCTTCACCTTACCTTTCCATTGATTTTTCAAGCATGGAATGGTACAATGAAGATTGACCATTTCACGCTTTGTTCTTTATGTTTTAGGTTCACCATACCTTTCCAAAGTTCATTGCTGATTTGGTTGTTCATGCCCCTGGACTGCTGCGAACAGTCCAGGGGTTCTTTTTATGCCTGGTGTCTGCGAAACATCAAGCATCTGAACCCTGTTTGAACAGTTCAAATGAAATAAACCGTTCAACATTCTTCTGAAAATCAGAAAATTCTTCGTCCTTGAAGATGAATGTGTTTTTTCCATTGCTGACAGTCACAGAATAATATTCTTCATCAGGAATCCATGACTGACCTATTTTTTCACCATTGGAATCTGTTTCATCTTCAAAATGTCCTTTTTCAGATTCACCTGTCTTTTCCACAGTCACTGCATAACCAAAGGACTTCAAATAGTTCATGAAAGCAAAAGAAGATGCAGCTTCCTTTTCACTTCGGATGATGTTCTCATCAGACTTGATTCCAGTGGTCAACCAAAGTTCATCTATTCCAAAGATGGTTGAAATCAGCTTCACATGCTTTGATGTAACATTTCTTATTCCTTTTTCAATGTTGGATATACCTGACTTTGAAAGTCCGATTCTATTTCCAAATTCCTCTTGTGAAAGATTCAGGTTTTTTCTGACTTCCTTGACCCTTTCATTGATGGATGTCACCTTTTCTTCACCACCTTCCTGTTTTGTATCTTGCGAAGATACAGACAGTATAACATCAAAGTTTCTGTTTGTAAACACTTTTAGTCAAAAAGTTTTCGTATGGCTTGACAAAGTTTTCAAACAGAACTATAATGTTTTCATAATGCTGAAAGGGGGTGTAGACATGAACATCTGCAAAGACAAACTGCAAATTGCAATGGCAAAGGCTTGCATGAACACAGTTCAGCTTGCAAAAGTAGCAGGAATTTCAAGAATCAGTATCAATGCATACATGACGAAAAAAAGAAATCCCAAACCTGCTACTGTTGGAAGGATTGCAAAAGCCTTGAATGTGAAGGTTGAAGACCTGGTTGAATAAGGGTGTTCGCAGCACTTGACCAGGGTTCAGAAGAAACATGAACAACGAAATCAGCAATGAAAGGAAATGGTGAATTTATGAACATCAGAGCAACACATCAGATTGAATCCCTGAACACAAACAACATTGACAGCTTCAGACTGTCAGATGATGAAACCAAGGTCATAATGACCATGAAGGATGGTTCTACAATGGACTTCACCTTCAGAAGTGGTTTTGACATCTTTTGGTTCTATGACCTGCTTGACAGGATTGCAGGAAAGCAGCTTCACAGAACTGTCTTCACTTCCACCAAGGGTTTCCTGAACCAGGCTGAACATGCAATGCTTTTGAAGGACATTAGAAGCATCTGCAAGGCAGCAGGAAGCAATGCAGACCCTGAAGACATCCATTCCATCATGCTTGATGGATTCCACCACAGGAACTTGGTTTCTGAAGCAAAGAAGTCAGGAACACTGGAACAGAAAGTTCACATTGCTTTGAACAAGTTCAGTGAACTGAATGGAAAGGTGGGTGTCATCTATGCAAATTGAATCCACCACTGCACTTGTGCAGGACATCCTGACAGTGAATCCTGCATCCAGGAACAGTGACAACTTTCTGTTTTACCTGGTATGCAAGAAACTGTTGGATGACCAGGGCATTGATATTGAAACCATTGGTTTTGTGAAGCTGTTCCTTTCCCTTCCTGGTTATGGACTACCACAGTTTGAAACTGTTGGAAGGGTCAGAAGGAAGTTGCAGCAGGAATTTCCTGAACTTCGCTGCAATGAAGCTGTTGGACAGGCAAGGTCTGAAAACCAAGATGCATTCAGGGATTTTGCACTTGAAGGAAGGGAAAGTTGGTGATAGTCATGAACATTTATGATGCAGGTGTTCTGTTCAAAGGTTATGTCCTGACACAGAACAAAAAATGCATTGAAAAATTCAAAGGGAAAACAGACTTCAAAACCTTTGAAGAAGTTGAAAGGCTTCCTGAATTTGCAGGAATCCTTGCTGATGATACAGTTTTGATTGATGTGGATGACCAAGAAGAAAGTGACAAACTGTTTGAAATCATCAAAGGTGAAAAAGTGAATTGTGTGGTCATCCAAACAACCAGGGGAAAGCACTTTTATTTCAAGAACCATGATGACCTGTTTTCAAGCAACAGGACACATGCAACACTTGCGGTTGGAATCACAGCAGACATCAAGATTGGAAAGCGGAATTCATATTCAGTCTTGAAGTTTGACCACAAAATCAGGAAGGTGCTGCTGCAACCAAAGTCAATTGATTCTGTTCCAGTATGGCTGCAAGGTATATCAGGGAAACCAAACTTCAATTTGTCAGAAGGTGACGGAAGAAACCAGGCATTGTTCAACTACATCCTGACTTTGCAAAGTCAGTCCATGACCATTGAAGAAATCAGACAAACCATCAGACTAATCAATGAATATATCCTGAATGAACCCCTGTCCAGTGATGAACTGGAAGTGATTATTCGTGATGAAGCATTCAAGAAGCAATCCTTTTTCAAAGGAACAAAGTTCCTACATGACAAGTTTGCTGTCTTTATCAGAAACAACAATCATGTCATCAGGAATGATGGAAGCATCCTGATTTATTGTGATGGTGTCTATGAACATTCATCCAGGGAAATTGAAAAGGCAATGACCAAAGAAATTCCATCCCTGAAAAAAGCACAAAGGAATGAAGTTCTTTCACAGCTTGACCTTATATGTGAAGATATGAATTCCAGTTCCTTTGAACTGATTGCATTCAGGAATGGTGTTCTGAATGTTTCCACTGGTGAACTGCTTCCATTCAATCCAATGTACATCATAACAAATAAAATTCCTTGGGATTATAACCCAAATGCCTATGATGAACTTGTTGACCTGACCCTGAACAAAATCTGCTGCAATGATGCAGAAATCAGGTCACTTCTTGAAGAAATGATTGGTGCTTGTTTTTATCGTTCCAACACCCTTGCAGGTGGAAAAGCGTTCATTCTGACTGGTGAAGGTGCAAATGGAAAATCCACTTTCTTGAACATGCTGAAAGCTGCACTTGGAAAGGACAATTATTCTTCACTGGACATGAAGGAACTGAATGACAGGTTTTCGACTGTCAGGATGTTCAAGAAACTTGCAAACATAGGTGATGACATTTCAGATGAATTCAATTCTGATGTGTCAGTGTTCAAGAAGATTGTCACAGGTGAAACCATTGAAGCGGAACAGAAAGGACAACCAAAGTTCCAGTTTGACCCTTATTGCAAACTGATTTTTTCAGCAAACAACATTCCAAGAATCAAGGACAAGACTGGTGCTGCACAAAGAAGAATGATGATTGTTCCATTCAATGCAAAGTTCACTTCCAGTGATGATGACTATGACCCACAGATTTTTCAGAAACTGCAACAGCAGGAAGCATTGGAATATTTCATTGCACTTGGTGTCCAGGGTCTTCAAAGGGTCTTAAAGGAAAAGCAGTTCACAAGTTCAGTGAAAGTTCAACAGGAACTGGATGAATATGCTGAAAAGAACAATCCTGTTCTGTCTTTCATCAAAGATTGTGATGAATCTGATGTCAGATATATCAATGAACCTGTTTCTGAAGTGTTCAGGAAATATCAGGAATTCTGCATCAGAAGCGGTTTCACTGCACTTGCTATTTCAGAATTTTCAAAGCAGATGCAGCGTGCAGCGGAACTGAAAGTCAAACGCATGGGAAAAGACAGGAAAACAGTATTTGTTGATGAAAGGTAGACAAGGGGTGACGAGGTGGTGACGAGGTAAAAAAGATAATCTTGTCTACCCTTAAACCCTTGAAAATAAAGGCTTTTGTGGCAAGGTAGACGAGGGTGACGAGGTTGTTATACTTTCTTTTATAAAATCAAGAAGTTAAATTTGAAAATGACTATAAAAAAATATATGTATAAAAAAACAGCGTCACCCTGTCACCCTTGTCTACCCAAGAAAAGAAAGGATGTGTTCTAAAATGGCAAAAGTAGCAAAGTTGCTTGATATAATCAAGAACTGCAATGAACTGTTTAAGTTGCCTGTCACAGATGCTTTTCATGAAATATATGTGATGAACAGCGGTGAACAGACAGAATATTATATAGACCCAAGAACAAAAAGGAACAATGAAGGTCTGTATGTTGTAAAACCTATCACCTGGAATGATGCATATTTTGCTTATGTATGCCCTTTCTGTCAGGAAATTCATATTGAAGCGGTCAATTATTTAGGTGAACAGGGAAACATAAGTCCAAAGTATGCCCTGAAGAAAAACCAGGCATTTTGCAGATGCAGACACATGAAGAATCTGAAATTGAAATATGTGATTGACATGGATGCTGACCAGTTATGGTTTGACAGGATTCAAGACACAAGTGAAAGACTGAAGCAGCATGACAAGGTGTTATCTTTTGTCAATCAGTTTGAAGGAAGGTGATGCAGGTGTGTTGTCCATTCACAAGGTAAAGGAAGTCCTTGGTGAAGATGTTGCAAGTGCTTTGTGTGAAAGGTTCGGTGGTCAGACTTTATACATCCCCAAGAAGCAGACATCCCTGATGTTTGAATCTGAAGATGACAAGAACCGATATATTTATAATCTTTGCACCAGTGGCGGTGTGAAGTATGAAGAAGCTGCTGAAAGGTTTGGAATGTCCACAGACAGAATCATGAAGATTGTTTCAGACTTCATCAGGAATAAAATGAAATAGTTGAAGACCTGCATTGCTGAAAGGTGATGCAGGTTTTTTCTTGTTCGGTATCTTTCATAAAAATAACTGTTTGTGGTCTTAAAACCTTGTTTAAGTATTCATACAGAACTATAATTAGACTGTCAGGAATAACGATTGAATCAATCTTGGCAGACCTTGATGCAATTCCCCTTTTTTCTTTGGTCAAGTGTTTCAAAAGGGGAATTGTTCAGGGTGAACTGTTTTGAACTGAAATGAACGGTTTTTAGAAAAAAGGCGGTGATGGAATGGGGAAATTGAACAAGGAAAAGATTGCAACTAATCTTTTGATGTGTCCAACCTATGAAGAAGCTGCTGAAAAATCAGGTGTTTCCAAGTCAACACTTTATAGACTACGAAAGAAAGATGCTGAATTTCAGGAAGTTCTGCAAAGTGTAAAAAAGGATATGTTCCAGGATGCAATGAGAAAGGCACAAGCCTATTCCATGCAATCACTGGAAACCCTGAAGCAGATTATGGATGACCCATCAGCAACAGATTCTTCAAGGGTTTCTGCTGCAAGAACAATTCTTGAACTTGGGTTGAATTGTGCTGAACAGGAACTGATTCTTGAAAAGATTGATGCATTGGAAAGAAGGTTGGAACAGGATGATTAAAAGATTTTCAAAGAAAAATGTTCTTGACAGAATTGATGCACTGGAAAAAGCTGCACCCACTGAAGCACCTTTCATCATGTTTGTGACAACCAATGATGATGCTTCTATTACAGTCAAAGAACATTATGGTGTTGGTGCAACTGGACTGAAGACAAGGAAATATAAAAACATCAAAGTGGTTGAACATCAATTTCCATGCAAGGAAGCATCCTTGGACTATTTTGAAAAACTTCAGAAGAAAGTCAATCTGTCAGATACAACTATATTTTTTGAAGATTTTAATGGTGATTAGTGACCTGTTAGTGACAAGACAGGCAAAAGAACCAGTGTTTTCAAGGGATTGTGTTTATCAGACAATAAAAACAGAAGGTCAGGTGATGTGAATTGAACAGTCATGAACAGACAATTGACCTGTTGAACCAGGTGACCAAACAACAGCAGGACATGCAAAAGGCGGTGAAGAACATCAAGTCAATGAAATATAGGACTTTTGGAAGAAACAAGGTTGCAGTCAGTGATGACCAAAGAAAGCAGATGATTCATGCAGTGGTCACACAGTGCAATCACAAGTGTTCTGCACTATACAACAAAATCAACCAGGAAAGACTGAAAGCAGGTCTTCCTGAATTACAAAATCCATACAAAGATTGAAAGGACAAAGGTGAACAAAATGAAATTAGGACTTAAAGACAAGATTCAGAAAATCGTTGATGCATACAAGGCGAACATGACCAGTCAGCAGGATGAAATCAAAGGGATTATTGACCCCTTCAAAGTTCCTTCTTATGAATCCAGGTTCACATTTGATGGACTGAAGGAAACCATCAAGGAACAGTTGGATGTGGTCAATGGGAACTGGAAGAAGTTTGACAAGACCCTGAATCAGCAGGTGAAGGAAGTCATTGCTGCTGCAAGGGATTCCTTCAAGAAAGCACTTGCCCTTGAAAAGACTTCACAGAAACCTGCTGACTATGCAACCAGGATTGCAAATGCAAGGGAATTTCTGAAGGATGAACTGGAAGATTACACTGCTGATACTATCTTCAGTGACAAAGAAGCAGCAAAACTGGATGAAACCATGCACATCATCCTGAAGGACTTCATTGATGATTGTGACACTATGAAGCTGTTCAAGAAGATGGTTCAGCGGAAAGCGTTCAATTTTATCAATTCAGATGGTGGGTGCATCTTCCCCAAGACTTTTGGAAAGCTGCACAAGGTTGAAAGCATCATGAACACCCTGGATGAAATGGATGCAACTGCTGAAATGCTTTTCCTGCATGAAAGGGATATTCAGAACTATTTTGCTATCAGGGGTCTGTTCTATGGATTCCCTGTTGACAGGTATGCAGAAGGTGTGGATGAACAGACCATGATTGATTGTTCTGTCATCCTGGATGACCTTGCAGACCATCTTGACAGTGAAGGTCAGTCTTCTGTCAGTGATACTTCTGTTCAGGAAGTGACAGATAGTCTTTTCAACATGAACTGAAGCAAACAGACGATTGAAAACAGCAACCAGGGGAACTGAAAATGGTTTCCCTGGTTTTGCAGATTGAAGGTGATAGATGTTGGATGCAAGGGAATATTTATCACAGGTCAAAAGAATGAAGAAGGTCATTCAGCATTTGAAGGATAATCTTTCCTATCACAGAGAAGCTGCACTTTCCATTAGGACATCAAGGTTCAATCCAAATGGAAAAGTTCAATCAAATTCAATGCATAACAGCATGGAAGACCATATTTTGAACGCTTATGACCTGGAAATGAAGATTGCAGAAAAGCAGCTTGAACTGGAACAATTGAAGCATGTCATTATGAATCAGATTCATGACCTGGACAATTACAGATACATTGAAGTTCTGTATTACTGCTACATTTTGAACATAAAGCAGGATTCCACTGCAAAAGAAATGGGTTGTTCCATAGACTATGTGAAGGAATTGAAGAAAAATGCAGTGAAAGAATTTGAAGCTGTTCATGGAACTGAATTTGAACCAATAGTCACAGGTTAGTGACAAAATGAACCGCAAGTCCTTGAAAATCAAGGTTTTGCAAATATAAAGCCATAAAGAAAGAAGGTGCAAGGATGTCAAAAGGTGGAAAGGTGGATGTTTCAGAACTGAAAGCATTCAGGGATAAACTTGAAAGAAGTCTTCAGGGTGAACAATATCAACTGTTCCTGGAATCCTGCACCAAGGAACTTGCAGCAAGACTTCTTGCAAAGGTTATCAAAAGGACACCAACAGGAATTTATGAAGACAGGGTTGGTGGAACACTGAAAAGAGGATGGACAGCAGGTGTTGACCAGGATGCAGTTTCTTTTGTGAATCAGATGTCTGTCACCCACACAGGAAATGAATTTCACATTGAAATCATCAATCCAGTTGAATATGCATCCTATGTTGAATATGGACATAGAACCAGGAATCACAAGGGATGGGTTGAAGGAAAGTTTTTCCTGACCATTCCTGAAGAAGAAATCAGGCAAGCTGCACCTGCTATTCTTGAACGAAAATTGCAGAAATACCTGGACAGGATTTTGAAAGGTGGTGATTGATGTGAACAGTCACATTGATGTTATAGATAAAGACCTGATTGCAGTGAATTTTCAGTATGTTGCAATGGGATTCATCAAAGAACTGTCTTTTATTGATACACCTGGAAAGGCATTGAAGAAGGTTGTGACCATCAGTGAAAATGGTTCTTTTGTCATCAATAAACCTTCAGACAATCAGGACTTTCAACAGGTGGTCAGAACGGTCAAGGCAATCATGACCCTGAAAGATGGTGACATCTACACAAAGCATGGTTTCTGTTGTTGGGTCAGGGGTGTTGTTCCTTCAAACATCCAGTACACAGATGAACAAGCAATGCAGGTTCTGAAAATTAGAGGATGTGAAGAATTTTGGACAATATACTGGAACTTATGTGAAGCGGAAAAATTGAGAAGGAATGTCAAGAAGGAATGGATGCAGAATCATCCGCTGCTGACCTTCAAAGACTTCCTGAAAGAAAAGTTGGTGAAGAATTATGGCAAGCATACAAACACAAATTCAATTATATGACCAGGTATCACAACCACTGAATAGAATGCTTGGTGGAATTGCTTCTGTCACTGCTGCTTTTGAAAATATTGAAGGTGCAATGTCTTCAGGAATGAATGCTTCTGTAGTCAATAATACCAGGCAAGCACTGGAAAACACTGTTGAAGCACAGAATGAACTGAATGCAGCACTTGAAAGAATGGATGTTCAGGATGCAAGTTCAGCTTATACACAGTTGGAACGGAATGCACAGGACACTGGACAGAACATCAGAAGGAATGCAAGTGAACAGGAAAACTTCAACAGAAGCATCCAAGGTGGAATTGACCAGTCAACAAAACTAATGGATTCCATCAAAGGTGTGGTTGCAGCTTATGTTTCCATTCAGACTGTCAAGAAAGCACTGGACATGTCAGATGAACTGACAATGACCACTGCAAGACTGAACATGATGAATGAAGCATTCAATGAAATCAATGGAACAGTCATGCAGACTGATGACCTGGTGAACTTGGTTTATCAGGCAGCACAGAATGCAAGGGGTTCTTTTGGTGACATGGCAACTGTTGTTGCAAAGTTTGGCAATAATGCAAGGGATGCTTTTTCCAGTCAGGAAGAAGTGGTTGCTTTTGCAAACCTGATTCAGAAACAGATGACCATTGCAGGTGCTTCCACTGCTGAAGCATCAAATGCAATGCTTCAGTTGTCACAGGCTTTAGGAAGCGGTGTTCTTCGTGGTGATGAACTGAATTCCATCTTTGAACAAGCACCTAACCTGATTCAGTCCATTGCAGACTATATGGATGTTCCTATTGGTCAGATTCGTGCAATGGCACAGGAAGGACAGTTGTCAGCGGATATTGTAAAGGCAGCAATCTTTGCTTCTGCTGATGACATCAATGCAAAGTTCAATCAGATGCCTATGACCTGGAATCAGGTGTGGACATCCATGACAAACACTGCTTTGATGCGTTTCCAACCTGTTTTGGATAAAATAAATCAGCTTGCAAACAATGCTGAATTTCAGCAGATGTTGGTTGGTGTTATGGATGCACTGTCAGTCATGGCAATCATGCTTCTTGACATCATGGAATTTGCAGGTCAGGTTGCAACCTTCTTCCAGGAAAACTGGTCAGTCATTGAACCAATTGTCCTTGGTATTGTCACAGCACTTGGACTTTATGCAGGTGCAATGGCTATAACAACAGCTTTGACAATGGCACAGTCTGCTGCTGAAGCAATTCATGGTGCAGCAGAAGCATTTGCAGCAGGACAGACATTCTTGTGGACTGTTCAGCAGTGGGGTCTGAATGCTGCACTTGCTGCTTGTCCTATCACCTGGATAATTCTTGCAATCATTGTTCTGATTGCACTGATTATTGCAGTGTGTCAGTGGATTGCAAACACCACAGGTGTTGCAAATACTGCTTTTGGTGTCATCATGGGTGGTATTTTCACAGTGGGTGCATTCTTCAAGAATGTTGCCCTGTCCATAGCAAACATTGCAATTGGTGTGTTCAACTGGATAAAGGCAGGAATCACAAACATTGGTATAGCATTTCAGAATTTTGGAATGCTTGTGGCAAACATAGCACTTGGAATTTGGTCTGCAATCGGTGCAGTGTGTGAAAACATTGGAATTGCATTCCACAATGTCATTGCAAGTGTCACTGGTTGGTGGTATGGACTTCTTTCTGACATCCTGAATGTCATTGCAGGTATTGCAGAAGCACTGAATGCACTTCCCTTTGTGGAATTTGATTATTCAGGTATAACAAGTGCTGCTGCTGAATATGCACAGCAAAGTGCTGCTGCTTATGATTCCAGGGAAGATTTTGTCAGTCTTGCAGATGCTTTTGCAGAAGGAATGTCCACCTATCAATACAGAACTGACTATGCAGACATGGGTGATGCTTTTTCTGAAGGGTTTAATACATTTGACACCTTCCAGGATGGTTGGGCATCTGATGCATTCAGTGCAGGTGCTGAATGGGGTGACGGTGTAGCAG